TTTTATCAATCAGGTTTAGGAGATATGCATAGCTGGGTAGCATCTAAAATATTTCCAGAGTTAGCTCATTTATCTCTAAAAAGGATAAAGTCTCATCATAAAGATAAAAGATACCTAGCAAAAACTGCAAATTTTGTACTGGCATATGGAGGTACAGGCTGGACAGTTGCTAATAGAGTTAATGTATCTGAAGAAGTAGGTAATAAAATTGAAAAAGCATATTTTGAAGCTTTCCCAGATTTAAAGAAATATTATGATAAATGTGAAAAAGAGGCTTTAGAAAAAGGTTATATACTAATAGATAGGATTACCAAAAGTAAATTTTACATAGCTGGATTTGATAAGTTTAGACAACTTCAGAAAGCTATGGAAAATAAACCAGAAGGTTACTGGAAAAGATATAGGGAAGAAAAGGCAAGGAATTCTATTTGGTATAAAAAAGAAAAAGAGGAAAATGGATATTATTTTAGATGGAAATCTCAAATAAGAAGATTAACTTCTAATTTTCCTATTCAAGGTGAAGGAGCTAATATTACTAAAGGAGCTGGTATATTATTTTTTCAATGGCTACTAAATAATAATTTAATAGATATAGTTAAAATAGTTAATATAGTGCATGATGAAATATTAATAGAATGTCCAACAGAAATAGCAGAAATAATATCAATAAAAATCAAAGAATGTATGGAAGAATCTGGTAAACCATATTGTACTATAATTCCACTTAAAGCAACCCCAGAAATTCAAACACATTGGGCACACTAAAAATATTACAAATGGAAGAAATTGTTATAAAGTTATTAATAGATATTTTCTTATGTGAACAATTGTATAATACCAAACTCTATAGTTTAAAAGAAGATAGATATATTCTTAAATTGAATATTAAAACAAATAGGGAAGAAAAGGATATCATTAATAATTGTGATATGTGGGAAAGTCTACTTCCTGCAGGAGAAGAATTTTCATATGAAACAAGATTTAAACCTAGTAACCGTAGAAGAATCAGACATATTAATTTTCACATAATACAATTTTTAATCAAAGAACATTTAGGATTTGAGTATACAGTTAATCAGTTAAAAGACACTTATGAATTTATGCTCAGACAAGAGAAATTAAGAAAATATAGGAGGCATTCTAAAGCTCTCTAAGCAATCTTCTATTATAAGTGACCTATCATACTATTCAGTATATAAAAGTGTCTTAGGGAGCTTCTAAATGCCCTTAAAATTGATTTTAAGCTATGTTAATCCCCATTCCAGTGAGTATTTTACTAGATTTAGAGTTAACAGCTGATGAGTATACAATTTGTTATTTGATTTATGATAAAAAATATGGATTATTACTAAAGTATAATAAACTCATTGGCAATAGATTCAATGAAATACTCGTTAAATTAAAAAATAAACAATATATATCCTATAATTCATTAGGTAATACTATAGATATTAGAGCAATAGAAGTAACAGATACTTTTATCAAACTATTATCTGGGAACGACTCCTTTGAAGAATTTCATTATACTTTCCCTACAAAAGTACGTAGACCAGAAGGTGAAGAAGATTATCTACGAATAAATAAAGCTAAATGTAAGTTAAAATATCGTAGAGTAGTTAGAGATTCCAAACCTATGGCAGATCACTTACTTAAATGTTTAAAATTTGAAATTAAAAGAAGAAGAAATAATGGAACGTTAGGATATTTTAAACGTATGTATAATTGGTTAGAAACAGAAGAATGGAAAAGATATGAAGATAAAATAACAGAATTACAAACCTCTAATCCAGAACCTAAAAGAGAGGTAAAAGATAGATATGGCACAGAATTATTATAATTCGTTATATTATAAGCCAATAGTAGAATCTACAAGTGAGATTCTAAATTACATAGAACAACGAAGATCCGGAAAAATAACATCATTACAAACTAGATGGAATAAGTTTAATAAACAATGTATGGGGGGTATAGAACCTAACACTGTTTATACAATAGCTGGAATATCGGGTAGTGGAAAAAGTTCATTTGTAAATTCCCTTGAAACAGACTTATTTGAACTTAATCCAAATGTAGATTTTTGTGTTCTAAATTTTAACTTAGAGATGTTAAGCTCTAAACAAATTGGGCGTAAACTTTCATATAGACTTAAGAAAACAACAGCAGAGTTATATAGTAGTTATGGACATACTAAATTAACAGATCAGGATGTCGAAAATATCAAAAAAGAAGCAGAAAATATTAATAAGTATGACATCTATTATGTAGATGTATCTGGTACGGTGGATGAAATCCGCGAAACCATTCTTAAGTTTATGCAAAATGAAGGCAAAAGAAAATGGGTTATCATAATACTGGATCATGTATTGTTAACTAAAGGTAGAGCAGGAGAAGATGAGAGAACAATGATATCTAAGTTACAATACATGTTTATGGAAATAAAAAAATATGGTAAAAATACAATTATACAGATTTCACAAATGAATCGCAATATAGAATCCGTTGATAGAATTTCTAATTTTACCATGCATTACCCAATGAGAACAGATTTATTTGGCGCAGATGTAATCTATCAAATATCTGATTATGTAATAATTCTACATAGGCCACAAACATTGGGTATAACAAGTTATGGACCAAAGCATCGTCCAGTAGAAGGTTATATCTACATGCATTTATTGAAAAATCGAGAAGGAAGATTAGGTATAATACCTTTTACAGATAACCTAAAATATAATTCAATTGAGGAAACAGAAATTCCAGAAGATAACGAAAGTAATAACGAAGAAATTAAAACATTATTTTAATATGAAAACAATAGATTTTGATATTTATATCACCGTTCCGAAGTGCACAACTCGGACAAGAAAAAGTAATGTCAGAAGTAAAGACGGTTCTTTTTCCGTTATAGCAAATCCTGGCAGTATTGAAGAACAACAAAAGATTATTAAACTTCTAAGATTAGCAAAAACAGAAGGATTATCAGTGCAAGGAGATGGTTCTTGTTATACAAGAAACAAATTACGCAATCGTGTTTCTGATATAGTAATAACCTTTGGTAAGTCAACTCGTTTTGATGTAGATCTTATTCCAAGACCGAGCTGTACTCAGAAAAAAGCAGCATTAGATATCCTTGATTCTTATAGTAAGATAAAAAAGGCTATTGTAGCTTTGGCAGAAGAGAAGGAAGAACTCTTGGATAATAAGAGAGTCCCTATTGAGAGAACCTACAGAGAGCTTAAAAACCTGGTGAGCAAACATAAAAAGGAAGATAAAAGTAGTAAAACATGTTCGTGCTCACGTAGAAGCCAAATTGAACGAGAAGTACAACGTTTATTTGAAGAAGATTACTTTGAATGTGATGATTTTATTCAAATAGGTCGAAATATTATACCTCATAATAATTGGAATGAATTTACTATAACTTTATAGTAAACTATATTAAATATTTAATAACATATTAGGAGGTCTTTAATTAGATCTCCTTTTTAAATACACATAATTTATGCAATTACCAACAGAAAAGCATAAAGCAATACAAGAAAATCCTCGCTTTATGATACTGTTTGGTAAGCCTAAATCTGGCAAAACAACAATTACATCACAGTTAGAAAACTGTTTATTAATTGATTTAGAAAATGGTTCAGATTTTCTTGATGTAATGGCTGTTAAAGCAGATAATATAAAGGAATTATATGAAATTAAAACAGAACTTGAAAATAAAATTACAGAAAATAATGGCAAAAAACCGTATAAATACTTAGCAATAGATACGGCTACCAAACTAGAAGAGATGGCATTGCCACTTGCAAAGAAAAAATATAGAGATCTCCCACAAGGTAAAAACTTTGATGGAGACGATGTTACAAAGCTTCCAAATGGTGCAGGATATAGATTTGTTAGGGAAGCATTTGAAGAAATTTTAAATTGGTTTATTCCACTTTGTGATGGTTTAATTCTATTAGGTCATGCTAATAATACTCTTATAAACAAAGAGGGTAAAGAACTTAGTGAAATGAAAATGGACCTAACAGGAAAACTTGAAAGAATTGTAGCAGGTAAAGCAGACGCTTTAGGCTACATTTATAGAGAAAAGAATAAAACAATTATAAGCTTTGAAGGTGGTGAAGATGCTATAGTTGAAGCTAGACCAAAACATTTAAGAGGTAAAAAGATAGTTATAGCAGAATCAGATGAAAATGATGTTGTTACCTCAGATTGGTCACAAATTTATAAATAAAAAATCCTTTATTTCAGAAACTCTCAAATATATTTCTACGTATTGCAAAGTTATAGGACATTATTAAGAATTATTTCGTTAAAGTAAATTAATAATAAGTTATGCAAGACAATATATATAAAATTACAAAAGACACATTAAATAGTCAGGAAGGAATAAATTACCTGTTACCAGGAATACATGAGGATTGTGAACTCGTAGAGATAGTTTATGATAAAACTAACAAAGGAAACGAGTTTATTGCATTCTATGTAGAAAATGATAAAGGACAAAGAGTTAGTCTTACAGAATGGCCTACTAAATTACCACGTCCAGTTGAAGCAATGAGTAATGATGAAAAACAACTGTATTTTGGAGAACGTGGGATTATACCAATGCAGCTTAGTAGATTTAAGCAAATTATTGAGGTATTTAAACCAATTGAGGAAGATACTCAAATTGGAAATGGTAGTACATTTAAAGACCTAGCTGAAGGGATTATAGCTTACCTTAAAGATTCTTATAAAGGAGTTAAGATTAGGGTAAAAGTAGTCTTTGATAACAAGGGTTATACAACATTGGCAGCTAAATATAATCGTAGATTTATTGAACCAATGACTGTAGCAAAAGAAGATACTAAGCTTATATTCTTTGGTGATGATAAAACTGAAAGACCTAAGAGGGATATAGAACAAAATGAT